AAGTTGGTAAGGGTGTTAAACAGGGTGTGACGGCAGTTAGTGATTTTGGTTCAAAAGTTGGATTCGTTAATCAATTCCCTACTCCAAAAGAGTTAAAAGAAATGGAAAAAAGAAACAAAGGTAAAACCACAGCAGGTAAATTTTTTAGTGGATTAGGAGATTCAGCAACACGAACATTTAAAAATTTAGAAGCACCTGCTAAATTAGTCAAGGCAATAGACCCATTAAGAAAAACTAAATTAGGTAAAGCAGGATTTTCCCCATTAAGTTTAGGTGCTGATATTATAACTGCTCCACAGCAGAGTATTGCTACTATTGGTAGAGCAGTTGCTGATAAAGACAGACAAAAACAATTAAAAAGTGGTAATATAGACGAAATTGTTAATTTAGCATTAGCACCTACTGCTTTTATAGGCACTGGTGTATATTCAGGGGCATATCAAGCAGGTAAGAGTGCTGTGACTGGGGCGAAAAAAGAAATAGTTAAACAAGGAACTAAATATTTAGCGAAAATTGGAACGCAGAAAATCGCCCAATCAACAGCAACACAGGCAGGACGAGGATTAGGACAATCTGCTGGACGAGGCACGGCACGAGTTATTAGAGAAACTGTTAAGAACGCACCTAAAATCGCTGGACGATTTGACGAATCATTAAAAATAGTAGCAAAACCTATACAGGAAATAGCAAGAAGCACAAAAGTCCCTAAACAAGTATTAACCAAGGCACAACGATTAGCAAAAGCAAAAGAGGCATTAAAATCTGGCACACGAATTTTAAAACAATTTTAATAATTTTTTATATTATATATATATATGGTTAAAAAAAAGACTACCAAGACAAGAAAAGGTGTTATTGGAAAACGCAAACCAAAAGTTAAAACAAAAACAAAAGAATCAAAAGATACTAAACAAGATAAAGCATTAAAAGGATTAAAAGCAGAATTAAAAAAATTAGCAAAACAAGTATTAGATAATGCGAAGAAAAAATTACCAGTAGATAAATTTAGAAAATTAAGAAGTAGTGTATTAGATAAAATACCATTAGCAAATACAAAAGGTAAAATAGATAAATTAACTAATAATTTATTAAAAACACCTTATCAAAATATTCCTTCACAATTGGCAAGGGACGCAAAAGCAAGTTTAGAAACTGCTAAACAAGAAGTCAAAAAAAGTATAAAGGACGAACTTGATATGGAATTTAAAGAACCAATTAAAGCATATAATAAAATGAAAAAAGATTTAAATGAGGTTATTGAAAAATATAATAATGGAGAATTAAGTATTGTTGAAGTAGCAGTTGCCTACAAATCAGCAAAGAAATTTGCTAATATAGCAGGTGAATATTTACCAAGTATTAGTGAATTAAATACTACATATAGGTCAGTTAAGAATAAATTAAATTATTTGCGTAGTTGGGTTAGTTCAAGATTACGGAGTGGTGATTCTATACCTGAATTACAAGCATTACCACCACCTACAAGTTTCCCTACACAACCACCAGAAGTGCCTGAGGATTCACCACCACCACCACCTTCACCTCCACCAGCACCTACTCCACCCCCTACTCAACCACCTACATTTTCACGAATGTATGATTCAGCAAAACAAACAATAGAAAATACTAATCCATTTATTCAAAGGACAGGTTCGGCATTAGTAGGACTTGGTATGTTAGAAGGTGGAACAAGATTATTTAATCGTTTTTATAATACAGGTAGAAATCGTGATTTAGTTAGAGATAGAATGGCGGACGCTGGTGCTACTATGTCAGGAAGATTAGCACAACAGGCAAGTCAAGCAGTATTAGACCAATTAAATAGAGAAACAAATGATATACAGGGTATATTAAATGAAGCAGAAGGAATTTTACAATCAGGAAACGATTATTTAGAAAGACAAACTAATAGACAACCATTAAGACAAAGTGATATAGAAAAAAGAGAAAGACAACAAATGGGTAACAATTTAAAAGAAGAAGGTATATTAAAAAGAAGTGCCAGTCAATCCACAACAAATTCAATTGATAGTGTTATGACATTAGTTAATCAAGATGTCCGAGCAGGTGAAAGGACACAAGAAGAAGCAGACGAAATAAAACAACAAATGAAAGACGAACGAAAAGAATTAAAAAGGGCACAATCAGCACCTTCACAAACCGAGTCAAAAGAAATATTTGGAATGCCTGAAAGTGAATTTGACGCATTACCAAGAGGAGAGCGAATGGAGAAACTTGGATTAGTCAAGAATCCGTTTTTTGGAGTTAGACAAAGGGCACAAGAATATGTAGAAAAATCAACAGCAAGGCGTAATCAAAGAGAATTAGATAGATTATCACAGGCACAAGAATCAGGAGTAATAGAGGGTGAAATACAAGAAATGGATAGACAACGATTAAGAACAATAGGACAACCTGTTAGTGTAGAGGAAAGAATGGCAAGATTACAACAAGAACCTGATACAGAAGATTTATTAGAAGGATTAGACGAGTTAGAAGAAGCAAGAGCAATGTATATACCTGAATTAGAAGATTAAGATTTACACCATTACACTTTTACACCTAATTTTAAAAAGTGTCTATAAGAGGGTATATATGAAATAGTTTTAAAAATCTGGTGAAATGGTGTAAAGGTGAAATTAATTAAAAATAAAATAATATATAATATATATGAATAATAATTATATTAAGAGATTTCCAGTTGAAATTATATTAAACTCTAATGACGGACAAATATTTAATAATTTAGACGGTCATAAAATATTTAATTTATCTGCTGAGATTAACGCACGGACAGACGAGATATTATTATTATTTCTTAAAAAAGCATTTATACCATTTAGTTTTTATTTATTAAGTAGTTCTCAAAAGAATAATAAATTAGATATTAGAGAAACCCAAAGTGACGGCACTACTAATATATATGCTATAACTATACCTGACGCTAATTATAATATAACTCAACTAATTAGTAAAATTAAAACATTATTAGAATCAACCTCTACATTTAGTTATAAATATTCTATTAGTTTTGATAAAACAACAGGTAAGGTGAGATTCTTATTATTAAGTGGTAGTAGTGCTTTAAAGGCAGAACTATTATTTCAGTCAGGAACTAATAGTGCTGTATCGTGTCGCAGATTATTAGGATTTAAAGAATTAGATATAGAATTTAGTTTATCAGTATTTATAGATAGTCAAAATGTAGTAGATATGGCGGACGGTTTAGATTCTATTAGGATAGGTAGTAATTTAGTAGGTGATAATATAAAAACCAGTAGTGATAAAACAGGTGAATTATTAATAGTCCCAGTAAATTTTAGTCCATTTAGTATATTGTATTTTGACGCATTAGAACCATTCAAACATAAATTAGCAACTCGTAGTATCAAGGAGATAGAAATTAAAATGACAGATTTAAATGATAATGTTATTGATTTTAATAATATACCATATACACTAATATTAGAAGTAGAATTTCAACATAATCCACTAGGAACTATTACTAATCAAAACAGTGGAATAGATACTATTAGGTCAGCAGAGATTAGGAAAAATATATTCAATGATATAATGAATAAAATGAATGAAGAAAAAGAAGAAAAAAAATAATATATATATATATATGAAAATAATAGAAACTAAAAATAATATTAAAATTCAAGGTGCTAAAATAAATACAGCAGGGCGACCAGAGGGATTAGCACCATATCTTAACTATGTAAATTTATCACTGATTATTGGATTACCAGCGTCAGGCAAAAGTTCTTTAATTAAGACATTACTTAATGGAACAAAAGAAGATAGACTATATAATAATGTATTTCATAGTATTTATTATATATCCCCTAGTGCTACTATTGATTTAAATTTACCTGAGGAGAAATATATTCAATTAAGTGATAGTATGCCATTAGAGGAGATAATGGAGGATATAATAGAAAACGAAAAAGGTTTAGGAGAAGAAGACGAGTCGCATAATGTATTAATAATCTGTGACGATTGTGTGAATTGGTTAAATGGGTCTAAAAAATCCTTAACAACATTTAGAAAAGTCTGTATGAATGGTCGTCATATACTCGGTAAGAACTCTTCTTTAATGTGTATGTTAGTATCGCAAAAAATTAAGTCAGTCCCCTTAACATTGCGTAGTCAAGCAAATCAAGTGTTTTTCTTTGATTCTACTAAGGCAGAAAAGGCAGTGTTCGCTGACGAATATTTACCATTAGATATTAAGGAGGCAAATATATTATATAAACATATATATGACGAACCCTTTAATTTTTTATTTGTTAATCTATCTCTACCTATCAAGAAGCGGATATTCAAAAACTTTAATAGCATTGAAATTATTGACGAAGATTAAAATATTATATAGTATTATATGGTAAAGACTTATAAGCAATTGTTTAATGAAAAGTATGGGTTTAAAAAAGATAAGGCACACTCCTTAAAGGATATAAGTAAATTAACTAAATATAAAATAAGTGGATTACAAACAATATATAATCGTGGAGTTGGGGCATATTATAATAATCCTAAGTCGGTAAGACCAAGTGTTAAGTCTCCACAACAATGGGCGGTGGCAAGAGTGTATAGTGCTGTTAATCCTAAGTCAAAAGCACATAAAATAGACAAAAAATTCCTAATTAAGACCAAAAAATAGGTTTTATGCCTAAATTCATTGGTTTTATGCTATAATCGGTAAGAAAACTAACCGATTTTATCATAAATATCGATATTTATTCTTAATTCTTACCGATTTTTGACCTTTTTAGGCATAAAAC